CCGCGAAAAGTGCGGCACCATATGTAGCACAAGGAGCATTAGCGTTAGGACAAGGATACATGGACAGACGCGCACAAGAACGTGCTTTCGAACAAAACAGACAGTTTTGGTTTGAACGATTTGAAAAGGAAGCACAGTATAATTCACCAGTACAACAAAAAGCTAGAATGATGGCAGCAGGATTAAATCCTGCATTGATGTACAAAGGAGGACAAACAGGAGGTAATGTCTCTGGAGGTTCAGCACAAGGTAAAATAGCTGAACGATATGCTTTGACAGAATTGGCAAAGATGTCAGCTGAAGTAAAAAAGTTACAAGCAGAGACAGATAATATCAATGCTGATACAGGATTAAAAGGAGAAAAAGGACAGTTAATATCAGAGCAACGTGCTGGTCAGATATTGCAGAATGCAATGTCAGAAATTCAAAAAGGCACGTATAACGAACGAAATATTGCAGAGATTAAGAAGTTAACGGAAGATGCTTTAAGAGCAACGTCTGAAAGACAAAAAGCAGAATCAGAAGCAGTATCAGCTGCATATCAAACAGAATTAAAAAAGAAAGAAGTAGAGATCTATAAGAAGGTTCACGAAAACATGATTCGTATTGGAGCAGATCCAAATTCAAGTTGGATGAATCAGATAATTCAAATATTGACTAACTTAGGAGTGAATACTTACGATTACTTAAATTTTAATAATTAAAAAAATGGATTATTCAAAAGCAGTTGGGATGAATCCCAAGTACAACACGTTTGATCTATCACATGACAAACGAATGAGCCTTAAGATGGGCGAGATTATTCCAGTAATGGCAGTAGATGTATTACCAGGAGATAAATTCACTATTGAGAGCTCACACTTAACACGTATGATGCCATTGCTATCACCAGTAATGCACAACGTAAAGGTAAAAATGAGGTATTTCTTTAGTCCAAACCGATTGGTTTGGGACAATTGGGAAGATTTTATTACAGGACCAGAGTCAGCAACAGACACTACAGAACCAGTACACCCTTATTTAAGCACAAGCAGTATTCCAAGTAGTTTAGCAGATTATTTAGGTGTACAAACTGCAGCAGGAACAACGGGACAAGCACTAAATGTAAATGCTTTGCCGTTTGCACATTATCAGTTTATTTGGAACGAGTATTTTCGTGATCAAAATTTACAGACAGAGGTAGATTATAAGTTATCTGATGGTAATAACGGTAGTAATGCAGCATTGTATGCAAAACGAAAAGTAGCATGGCAACATGATCGATTTACTTCAGCTTTACCATTTACTCAAAAAGGTCCAGAGGTAACACTACCAGTAGTACAACCAGGTGGACGTATAGATTTAACATTTGATCCAACAGGTGGTACATATAGTGAAATATATAGTAGTAGTACGTATAGTAAGATTACAACAGGTGGTAGTGCATTAGAAACTCATACGTCAGGTGGTATTAATCCAGTAACTGTATCTGGTTTAGCAGTTATTGATGTAACAGATAATAATTATTTAAACGCATCAGATCTTAATATTAATGCAGCAACAGTAAACGAACTACGCGAAGCGTTTGCTATTCAAAAATGGTTAGAGCTTAATGCACGTACAGGTAACAGATACACAGAACATATTCAGGCACATTTCGGTGTTAAACCACAAGATGCACGTTTGCAACGTCCAGAAGAATTTGGTGGTAGTATTTCAAATATTCAGTTTAGTGAAGTATTACAAACAAGTGAAACAACGTCTGGTGCAACTCCATCAGCATTAGGTCAAATGGGTGGACACGGTATTACTGCATCAGGTAGCCGTAAAGCATCATACTATGCACAAGAACATGGATGGATATTTGCATTTATGTATGTAGTACCAGATACAACGTATTCACAAGGTGTACCAGCTAAGTTTAATAAGGTAGACCGTTATGATTATTACCAACCATTGTTGGCACATTTAGGTGAACAACCAGTATTAGGTAAGGAATTGTATGCAACTGGTAACAGTGCTACAGATGATAGTACATTTGGTTATTTACCGATTTATGACGAGTATCGACACGAACAGAATAGTGTACATGGTTTAATGCGTACAGACTTAGAGTATTGGCATTTAGGACGTAAGTTTAGTTCACAACCTGCATTAAATGCAACATTTATACAATGTGATCCATCAAACCGTGTGTTTGTGGAAGAAGATAACGACGAGCAAGTAATTGCACATGTATATAACGATTTGAAGGTACAACGTAAAGTACCTTACTACGGAACACCACTGGGTGTATAATGTCTATGTTTAACTAAAAAAACTCGAAGAAAATGAGCAAGACAAGAAATGCAGTAATTGCAAACTTGACCTTTGTAGTAGGTCAAATTGAAGAATTAAAAGCTAATATTAACGATACCGTACGGTATATTAAAGGAAACCCTGAAGAATGGCAAAGTACAAGCGAAGAGGAGGCGCCTTCAAAAAGCGCGCCGCAAAAGGACGAAGAAGAAACGCCGCAATAAATAGCGCACGTTTATCACGTGGTGGTATTAGACTAAGCTAATATGTGTCTAACACCAATGACCATTAAAAGAGAG